CCGCCGGTCCCGTAGAAGAAGAAGCACCTGAAGAGACCGCCGGTCCCGTAGAAGAAGAAGCACCTGAAGAGACCGCCGGTCCCGTAGAAGAAGAAGCACCTGAAGAGACCGCCGGTCCAGTTGAACAGGTCGCCGCAGATATCCGTAACATTCTTACTGAAGTCCCTACAACTACTCCAGTTGAAAGTAGTGAACCCGTAGTTTCTGATCAATTATGTTCACTTAAAACTTTAGTAGAAGTTTTGGGCAAATGGTCTGGAAATGAAATTAGAAGAAGACACGTTGAAAATCTATTAAAAGAAGGGACAGAAGTTGATGAGAACTTAGATGATATTGAAAAATTTGTAGAAGTTCTAAAACTATGGATCGGAGAAGGTGGTCCTACATTCAGAGAACATAACCATTTTAAAAAATTAGATGAATATACATTATCAGGCGATTCTATAAATTTATCAGAAGAAAAAAAGGTAGAAGTTTTAAAAACATTAACTGAATTAACTATTAATGTTTCACATAGAAGAAAAAGTAATGAAGAGATTCAAAATGTTATGAATAATCTTTATTAATTTATTTTTATAAAATATATTTTAATTTTTTTAGTTTATTTAATTTAATTACTGTAAGCTAAACCACCCATACCCGACATGATACGGAGGACATTGTAGTTAACTGCGTAGACATTTACAGGTTTTGCTAAGGATTGAACTAACTGAGCATTGTCAATGCGCGAGAAGTTACAGGTTCCAGAAGGCTGGTGCTCTTCGGGTTTAAGGGCGAAAGAGTATACGGCTATTGTGTCAGTATTATTACCGGTCGATGTTTGCGTACAACCATAACCAGTATGGTGTTGCCATACTTGAGTTCTTGTGAAATATCTGAGATCTCTCTCTTTAAAGCGATCATGACCATTTAATTTGAGTAGAGCGGTTTCGTCAAGAGCAGAAGCACAGAGTTTATCTCTTTCATATAATAATAATGCTGTCGCGAGCGACAACCCTACTTTCCGCTGACCGGACCAGATTAATTCTTTAACGGGGTGATTAAAATTAAGATCAATAGTTCCACCTGTTCCTTCTGATGCAAACTGAACTTGTTCAATAAGGTATTCGTGTGAAACTTGAGCAAAGCGTCTGCGCTCATCGGTATCAAGGTAAATATAATCGCACCATAGTTTAAAATCTGTTCCTGCATCAGTGACATTCTCAGCCCCACCCACAGCTTGACCACTTGTGGCAAAAGTGGAGCCGTCATCAATTGCAATTAATTTATCTATCCCTTCAAAAGTAATTTTAACTTTTACTTCGTGGTATTGTAGAGCGATTAAAGGTAATGCTAAACCAGGATTACGACAAAACCAGAAATATAAAGGGACAAACAGTTTAGCAATAGCAGTATCTTTACCACCATCATTGGAAGTCGTGGTAAAACCATTCGCTTCGGGAGTTGCTGCAACTTCTGTATCCACTCCAGTTCCATTTCCACTCATAAGATTAAATAAGGTACTCTGAGAGCCAGTTGGATTAAATTCTGTTAACTGTGAATAAACAGAATGCCAGTGACCATAATGCTTATCAATTCTTTGACCGCCAATTTCTAATTCGCATTCTTTCATTACATGACTTCCATAATCACAACCGATTGCTAAGGTTTCGTTATTGTTTACGGTTTTTAAACTTACATCATGCTCCAAATACATTCTGTGAACTAAATCACCATTTCTGGAGATTGTGGCAACAACATCAGAACCGAAATCAGCAGAACCACTGAATGTTTGGACAATAGATTCCATAGAGAAGTTAGTGTGTCTGCGGTAGACGACTTTGAAGAAAGTAATTTGTGGGTTACCAGTAAGGTAAATATCTTGTGCGCCATAAGCTACTAATTGCATTAATCCTCCTCCCATTTTTTGTTTTTATAATATAACATAGAAAAAAATTTTAAAGAAATTAATTTAATTAATTTAAATTCTTTTAAAAGAATTGTTAAATGAATAAAAATATATTAAATATAAATTACTTAGTTAGAATAAGCTAAACCACCCATACCACTCATGATACGGAGGACATTGTAGTTGACGGCGAAGATTGTTAGTTTAACTGTGTTGGTGGGTCCTGAAGTGTCCTTTGCAATGAGTGTGGGCGTACCCCGGACCGCAACTTTCAGACCCGATCCAACCAATTGTGCGTTATCAATTCTTGAGAAATTACAAGTACCCGAAGGTTGATGTTCTTCAGGTTTAAGAGCAAAGGAATAAACAGCAATAGCGTCTGAACCCATAGGGGCAGCCGCATCTGTATCTAAATCAGAGTTAGTTACGCCAAATGTTGGTACAGCACCATATCCAGTGTGATGTTGCCATACTTGAGTTCTAGTGAAATATTTATTATCTCTTTCTTTAAAACGATCATGTCCATTCAGTTTCAATTGCCAAGTACCTTCCATAGTATCCAGAGAAACAGGACTAGCAGTTGTATCTCCCTGAGCAGTTCCAGCTGCGCCCAGCGGTTGGCATCTCCCTTTATCGGTACCAACAGTTTCATTTCTCATAGTCCAGACTAATTCCTTAACTGGGTGATTGAAATTAAGATCAATTGATGGTGATGCTGAATTAATAATACTTTCCGAATACTGTAATTGTTCAATTAAATATTCGTGAGATACCTGGGCGAATCTACGTCTTTCATCAGTATCTAGATAGATATAATCACAATATAAATTAAATTCTTTTCCATCCAATTTGACCTTACCTGTACTAGTACCTATGGGCATGGGGATAGCGTTAGCGGTAAATTCATTATTGGCGGATCCATCATACCTCCCCAAATTAGCAATTGTTTCAAAAGTCATTTTAACCTTGACTTCATGGTATTGAAGGGCAATTAACGGTAATGCGAGACCAGGATTGCGGCAAAACCAGAAATTTAATGGTAAAAATATTCTCCCAATATCAATTTTAGCTGACGCTGACGATGACACACCTTTAGTATAATCGAATCCATTAAAAACCCCATTAGCGGCCCCAAAACCACTATCAGTATTGTGATATGTAGAAGTATTAAATCCGTACCCATTCCCGCTCATTTTTTGATATAAAGTTCCATCCGAATTCGATCCGACGAGTACAGCTGTAGGATCCAAATTCCCCCCGAAATGACCACTTGGATTAAATTCAGTTAAATCAGAATAAACACGATTCCACATGGAAGTATGTTTATCAATTTTTTGACCACCAATTTCAATTTCACATTCTTTGATTAATGAATCACCATATCTTTCAACTAATCCAATCTGGTCGTCATTGTCTGGATCCACGCTTGTAAAATTAGCGGCGTGTTCCAAATACATTCTGCCAACTAAATCACCATTTCTGGAGATTGTGGCAACAACTTCACCACCGAAGCCAGCAGTACCAGAGAATGTTTGAACAATAGATTCCATGGAGAAGTTAGTGTGTCTGCGATAGACGACTTTGAAGAAAGTAATTTGCGGGTTACCAGTAAGGTAAATATCTTGTGCGCCATAAGCTACTAATTGCATTAATCCTCCTCCCATTTTTGTTTTTATAATATAACATAGAAAAAAATTTTGGGGAAACTAAATTCTTTTTTTATTTTTTATTTATTTTTTTATAAAATATGTTAAAATTTTTAGTTTATTTATTTAATTACTGTAAGCTAAACCACCCATACCAGACATGATACGGAGGACGTTGTAGTTGACGGCGTAAACGTTATAAGCTGCCGCATTGGTAGCAGTTAATTGGGCGCTATCAATTCTTGAGAAATTACAGGTGCCAGAGGGTTGGTGTTCCTCAGGTTTAAGGGCAAATGAATAAACAGCAATGGCATCAGAATTAATTGTTGAACCATATCCAGTGTGGTGTTGCCATACTTGAGTTCTTGTGAAGTATTTAGTATCTCTTTCTTGGAAGCGGTCATGACCATTCAGTTTTAACTGGAAATTTCCTGACATTGTTTCGGGGAGCCTTTTGAGGAGGAGCTCACGGCGGGCGGGGCCGATTCCCAGGTCGTCACCGGGGGCGGTAAATATAGAAGATGGTGTTCTGGTCCATATTAATTCTTTAACAGGGTGGTTAAAATTTAAATCTAAAGTGCCCCTATTATCAAAACTTTGGAATTGTACTTGTTCGATTAAATATTCGTGCGATACTTGAGCGAAACGACGTCTTTCCTCTGTGTCTAGGTAAATATAATCACACCATAAATTAAAATCCTGAGTTATAAGCCCGTCATTAATGTCTGATACCGTGTGGTTGGTGAGGCCGGGAACCACGACGCTCTGCGCATCGCCGACCGTATCATTAGCATCTGTGAACGGGGCGTTCATGACGTTATTACTATCGCCCTCAACTGTATTGTTAAATAGGTTTATTTTATCGTCGAATGTCATTTTAACTTTAACTTCATGATATTGAAGAGCGATTAAAGGCAGCGCTAGACCGGGACTACGGCAAAACCAAAAATATAAAGGAATAAATATTGTTGCACTTGCGACGTCCGCGATGGCCCCAGCTTGAGCATTGATAGTCCACGAACCCATAGTCCGCATCCCTGCCTCGCCAGGACCGGCGTTTAAACCCGTAGAAACAGGACCGCCATTGCCAGACATAGTATTAAATAAGGTTGATTTCACAGCGGACCCTTCCTCGAGGCCCCCGAATGTGGTGAAGGCGCCGTAGTGTGAATCGACATCAACAAGGTCGTAACCATTAGATTGAGCTCCTGATGGATTAAATTCAGTTAATTGGGAATAAACTGAGTGCCAGTGACTATAATGTTTATCAATACTCTGACCACCAATTTCTATTTCACATTCCTTAATTAAATTAGATCCATAATTCGGGCAGATATTAATATACTGGTGGGCGGCTGCACTTGCCGCCACCAATTTAACAACATGCTCCAAATACATTTTGCCAACTAAATCACCATTTCTGGAGATTGTGGCAACAACTTCATTACCAAAGTGAGCAGTCCCACTGAAAGTTTGTTTAATGGATTCCATAGAGAAGTTAGTGTGTTTGCGATATACAACTTTAAAGAAAGTAATTTGTGGGTTTCCAGTAAGGTAAATATCTTGGGCGCCATAAGCTACTAATTGCATTACCCCCCCTCCCATCCAGTTTTTTATAATATAACATAGAAAAAAAAAAAAAGAAAATTAAATTCTTTTAAAAAAGACTATAATATTTAGAAAAATTATTATTTATTTAGTTACTGTATGCTAAACCGCCCATACCAGACATGATACGGAGGACATTGTAGTTGACGGCGAAGATTGTGTCAACATTGACTGCTGTTCCAGTAGAAACTAATTGAGCATTATCAATGCGAGAGAAGTTGCACGTACCAGATGGTTGATGTTCTTCAGGTTTAAGGGCAAACGAATAAACAGCAATAGAGTCATCGAATTTTCCCGGACCTCCGGAGTTGGCCGGAGTGATTCCACCCGGACCAGAGTGATGTTGCCATACTTGAGTTCTGGTGAAATATCTGAAATCACGAACAGCAAAACGATCGTGTCCATTTAGTTTAAGTCCAAATGTTACGTTTGCTGCGCTGCCATGAACACCGGTGTTCGCAGTGACATCGACCCCAACTTTCGATTTTTTTACTGTCCATATCAATTCTTTTACAGGATGGTTGAAATTGAGATCAGTGTTCCCGCCGGTGACGGCTACTGTCACAGTCTGTTCTTGAACCTGTTCAATTAAATATTCATGGGAAACCTGGGCGAATCTTCGACGTTCATCGGTATCGAGATAGATGTAATCAGCCCATAATGAGTTTTTCCCAGTCGCCCAGGACAAAGTTATTGTATGATTAAGAATAATTTTAACTTCATGGTACTGAAGGGCGATTAGGGGTAATGCCAGACCTGGATTACGACAGAACCAAAATTGTAATGGGACAAAAACTTTTGTGAATCCGGTGCCGTCGCCCGAGGTTACATTTACACCACCCATACCGCTCATTTTTTGAAATGATGTTGCGGTTTCGCCCGCGGCGTTTGAAACAGTCCCTGTAGGATTAGGTTCAGTTAATTCAGCCCATGTTTCCATCCATAAACCAGTATGTTTATCAATCTTTTGACCACCAATTTCTAATTCAACATCTGTAATCCATGAAGCGCCCGGATTGTCCATGTTCCGGACGCTTCCGCCGGCCGCTTCGGTAATTTCCAAATACATTCTGTGAACTAAATCACCATTTCTAGAAATAGTGGCGGTACAACGACCATTGCTATCTTGTGTCCCATTCCAGGTTTGTTCAATAGACTCCATAGAGAAGTTAGTGTGTCTGCGGTAGACAACTTTAAAGAAAGTAATTTGTGGGTTACCAGTAAGGTAAATATCTTGTGCGCCATAAGCTACTAATTGCATTAACCCTCCTCCCATTGTTTTGTTTTTATAATATAACATAGAAAAAAATTTTGGAGAAATTAATTAAATTCTTTTAAAAATGACTATAATATTTAGAAAAATATATTAATTATTTAAAATCTATAGAAATAGATTATTTATTTAGTTACTGTATGCTAAACCACCCATACCACTCATGATACGGAGGACATTGTAGTTGACGGCGAAAATACTACAATTTGATGAAACTAGTGCTGCACCAAATACTAATTGAGCGTTATCAATGCGGGAAAAATTACAAGTTCCAGATGGTTGATGTTCTTCTGGTTTAAGAGCAAATGAGTAAACACCAATGGAATCATTAAACGCTCCGTCCCCCGCACCAGTACCCGAATCAAGACCTCCTGCTCCTGTGTGGTGTTGCCATACTTGAGTTCTGGAGAAATATCTACTATCACGAGCGGCAAAGCGATCATGACCATTTAATTTTAGTAGAACTGTACCGGTACTCATTGGTTGAATAAGTGTAGTATAAGCAGCCGCTCCAGCAATACCATCCGCCCCATCAGTAGCAGCAGTCCATATGAGTTCTTTTACTGGATGATTAAAATTTAAATCTGTACTTATAACTTTACCGACTGTTTGTTCTTGAACTTGCTCGATTAAATATTCGTGTGATACTTGAGCAAAACGTCTACGTTCATCAGTGTCAAGATATATATAGTCAGCCCATAATCTATTCTTAGTAGCAGTGAGAGCAGCAAACATATTATGTTCAAGAATAATTTTAACTTCATGATATTGAAGGGCAATTAAAGGTAAAGCAAGTCCCGGATTACGGCAAAACCAAAATTGTAAAGGTATGAAAAATGGTACAGAATTACTAGATGCCTGTACACCACCCATACCACTCATATTTTGAAAAAGGGTCCCGTTCACACCACCAGCGGCGCCATGAACACCTGTAGGATTAGGTTCAGTTAATTCAGCCCAAACTTCCATCCATCTCCCTGATTGTTTATCTATTTTTTGACCACCAATTTCTAATTCAATAGAGGTAATCGCTGCAGAGGAAGGGTTATTAAAAGTTGCCGCACACGTATTTGTAATTTCCAAATACATTCTGTGAACTAAATCACCGTTACGGGAAATAGTGGCGGTGCAACGACCATTCGCCCCATCAGAGGTACCATTCCAGGTTTGCTCAATAGCCTCCATAGAGAAGTTAGTGTGTCTGCGGTAGACAACTTTAAAGAAAGTAATTTGTGGGTTACCAGTAAGGTAAATATCTTGTGCGCCATAAGCTACTAATTGCATTAATCCTCCTCCCATTTTTGTTTTTATAATATAACATAGAAAAAAATTTTAGAGAAATTATTTAATTAATTTAAATTAATTAAATTCTTTTAAAAATGACTATAATATTTAGAAAAATATATTAATTATTTAAGATCTATAGAATAGATTATATTATTTAATAATTATTTAGTTACTGTATGCTAATCCACCCATACCGGACATGATACGGAGGACGTTGTAGTTGACGGCGAAGATTTTATTTATACCGCTTCTGGGGGCGGATGCCTCTAGTCTGGCGTTATCAATTCTTGAGAAGTTACATGTTCCACTTGGTTGGTGTTCTTCTGGTTTGAGGGCAAATGAATAGACCCCAATAGAGTCATCGAATTGTCCATCGAGACCAAGGTCTCCATCTGAAGTCACCGAAGTCAATCCGCCTGCTCCCGAATGATGTTGCCATACTTGTGTTCTAGAAAAATATCTCCAGTCACGGGCAGAAAAACGATCATGACCGTTTAATTTAAGTAAATACGTCTGGGTCTCTGTTCCAATTGCTATTGATGTCGGAGCCACCGTGCCACTTACTTTCGCTGAAGCACACCACACTAATTCTTTAACGGGATGATTAAAATTAAGATCACCGGTACCATCAGTTAATGATTGTTCTTGAACCTGTTCAATAAGGTATTCATGAGATACCTGAGCAAAACGACGACGTTCATCGGTATCAAGGTATATATAATCACACCATAATTTATTATCCTGCTTGTGTCCGGTCGCGGCTAACGTTGATGCGATAGTATGATTAAGGACAACTTTAACTTCATGATACTGAAGAGCAATTAAAGGTAATGCTAGACCAGGATTTTTACAGAACCAGAATTGTAATGGAACAAATAACTTATCCATATCCGTGCCAGAGCTGGCACCATCTATTACTCCACCCATTAAACTCATTTTTTGAAACAAAGTTCCACCTATGACTTTCCCGGTCTTGGCTTTACCACAAGCGCCTGTAGGATTAGGTTCAGTTAATTCAGCCCATGTTTCCATCCATAAACCACTTTGTTTATCAATCTTTTGACCACCAATTTCTAATTCAACATCTGTAATACATGAGGCACCAAAGTTACCCCCCTCAGCGAGGACGGTGTCTCCTGTAGTTAATTCTAAATACATTCTGTGGACTAAATCGCCATTGCGAGAAATGGTGGCAGTGCATCGACCATCTGAAGCTGCCGAAGTCCCATTCCAAGTTTGTTCAATAGCTTCCATAGAGAAGTTAGTGTGTCTGCGATAGACAACTTTAAAGAAAGTAATTTGCGGGTTACCAGTAAGGTAAATATCTTGTGCACCATAAGCTACTAATTGCATTAATCCTCCTCCCATTTTTTGTTTTTATAATATAACATAGAAAAAAATTTTGGAGAAATTAATTAATTAAAAAAATAAAAAATTAATTAATTGATTAAATATAAAATATAAATTTGAAAAATAATTTAATATTTAAAAAAATCAACTATATATTTATAAAATGGCAGAACAATATGAAAAGAAAGAACTCAGACAACATATCTATGACACCCCTGATACATATGTCGGAGGTATCGATAAAATTAATGAAGTTCTGCCCATCTTAAACGATAATAAAATCGTGTTTAAAGAAATTGAATATATCCCGGCATTATTGAATATCTTTAATGAGATTCTTGTAAATGCGAGAGATCAAATTGTTAGATTACAAGGTAAAAGTGATGAAGACCCTAATATTATCCAAGTATCTCAAATTAAAATTAACTTTAATGAAGATAATTCAATAACTGTATTAAATGATGGAAATGGTATTACTATAAAAAAACATGAAAAAGAAAAAATATATATTCCTCAATTAATCTTTGGTGAACTTTTAACATCATCTAACTATAAAAAAGATGAAAAAAGAATTGTTGGTGGTAAAAATGGATATGGAGCAAAACTTGCAAATATCTTTTCACAAGAATTTACTATAGAAACTGTTGATCATATTAATAAGTTAAAATATGCCCAAACCTGGGAAAATAATATGACTAAATGTAATGAACCTATTATTAAGAAATGTCAAGGAAAACCGTATACTAAAATTACTTGGAAATGTGACTTTAAAAGATTTGAATTAGAGAAATATTCAGATGATATGATTAAATTAATGTATCGTAGGATTTATGATATTGCTGGAATTACTGATAAATCTATAACAGTATCTCTAAATGATGAAAAAATTAAAATTAAATCATTCTTAGATTATATTAAATTATATAATGATTCTCCAAATTCATTATTCCAAGAAATTATTTCAGATAGATGGGATGTTATCTTCTCAGTATCTCATAATGATACATTTGAACAAGTATCATTTGTAAATGGTATTTGTACTAGCAAAGGAGGTTCTCATGTAGAATGTATTGCTAAACAAATATCCACGGGTATTATTGATTTCATAAAGAAAAAGCATAAGAAAGATGTTAAAGATAAAGTTATTCGCAGATATATGTCACTATATATTAATAGTGTTATTGAAAATCCATCTTTTGATTCTCAGACTAAAGAAAGATGTATTACATCTCAAAGTAAGTTTGGTTCAAAACCACTTATATCTGCTAAGTTTATCAAAAAGATCTGTTCAAATAATGGATTAATTGATAAGATTTTAGAAGCAAATAATAAAAATGATAATAAAGATTTAAAGAAAACAGATGGTAAAAAGAAAAATAAGATTATTGTTCCCAAGTTAGATGATGCCAATTGGGCAGGAACAAAGAAATCACATGAATGTACACTAATCTTAACTGAGGGAGATTCTGCAAAGTCTATGGCGATTGCTGGATTATCTGAAGTGGGTAGAGATAAATATGGTGTATTTCCATTGAAAGGTAAAGTATTAAATGTCCGTGAAGCAGCTATTAAACAAATTAATTCTAATGCTGAAATTATTAATATTAAAAAGATTTTGGCATTGGAAAGTAATAAAAAATATAAGGATATTAAATCATTAAGATATGGTAAAATAATGATTATGACAGATCAAGATCATGATGGATTCCATATTAAAGGATTATTAATTAATATGTTCCATTATTTATGGCCAGAATTATTAAATTTTGATTTCATTTCATATATGACTACACCAATTGTAAAAGTATCTTTAAAGAAAGATATAAAACCATTTTATACATTAACAGATTATGAGAATTGGAAGAAAACCACAAAGAATTCTAATAAGTATAATATTAAATATTATAAAGGATTAGGAACATCTACAGCACAAGAAGCAAAACAATACTTTAGAGAATTAAAGGTAAATGATTATTCTGTTACTGATAAAACGGATGAATCAGTGAATTTAGCATTTAATAAAAAATTAGCAGATAATCGTAAGGAATGGTTAAAGAAATATGATAAAGAAATTATTCTAGATTATAATATTAAGAAAACAAATATTGATGATTTTGTGAATAAAGAATTAATTCATTTCTCTAATTCAGATACAAGCAGATCAATAGGTTCGAGTATAGATGGATTAAAAACATCTCAAAGAAAGATTTTATATTCTTGCTTTAAAAGAAAATTATATTCTGAAATTAGAGTGGCACAACTGTCGGGATATGTTAGTGAACATGCGGCATACCATCATGGTGAAGCGTCATTGCAAGGAGCAATTATTGGTATGGCACAAGATTTTGTAGGATCAAATAATATTAATTTATTAATGCCGAATGGTCAATTTGGAACTAGAATTATGGGTGGCAATGATGCGGCATCTTCTAGGTATATTCATACGGAAATTAATCCAATTACGGATTTAATCTTTAGAAAAGATGACTTACCATTATTAAAATATTTAGATGATGATGGATTACCAGTAGAACCTGAATATTATGTACCAATTATTCCAATGGTATTAGTAAATGGCATGGTAGGTATTGGAACTGGATGGAGTACTAGTATCCCACAATATAACCCTGTTGAAATTATTAAAAATATCAAAAGAAAAAATACAATAGGGACCTATAAGGAAATGAGTCCATTTTATAAAGGTTTCAAAGGCAATATTATTAAAATATCAGATAAAAATTATATAACAAAAGGCATATATGAATTAAATGACAATGAATTAGTAATTACAGAATTACCAATTGGTGAATGGACTGATAAATATATACATTTCTTAGAAGATAATATATTATCAGAAAAATGTGATATGATTGTTGATTTTGATAATTATTCAACTGAAAAAGATATTAATATTAAGATTGTATTATCAGATGATTTTATATATGAAGATAAGTTATTTACGAAAAAAGATGGTTATACTTTATTTGAAAAGAAACTAAAATTAGTTACAAGTATTTCATTAAATAATGTTCATGCATATAATAAAGACAATGTCATTAATAAGTATGATTCTCCGTATCAAATTATGGATGAACATTATAAAGTAAGAACTAATTTATATATAAAAAGAAAAGAATACATTTTGAATGAATTAAATAATAAATTATGTATTTTAGATAATAAGATTAGATTTATAAATGAAGTTATTCAAAAAATAATTAAAGTGTCCGAATGTAGTAAGAATGATTTATTAAAACAATTATTTGATAGTAAATATCATTTATATGATACACAAACAAGTGTTATAAAAGAAGCAAGTAAATTTACGGTTGTTAATAATGGATATAATTATTTAATTAATATGCCAATATATTCAATGACATTAGATAAAGTAGAAGAATTAAATAAAGAATTAAATAAAATAAAAGGAGAAATAGATATAGTATTAAATAAGGATATTAAAACAATGTGGTTTGAAGAATTAGATGAATTGTTAGGATATATTAAAAAATTATGTTAATTAAAATATAAATTTAAATATATATATAATAATATATGAGTAATATAACAGGAACTAGTGGATTAGATGGTACAGTAATAGATGATGTAACAGGAAATGGTCAAGGATTGATGCCAGATATATATGAATATGATGGTGCTATGGATAATATATTAGTTAATAATGATATAAAAATTGAACCAGGAAGTAGATCGATGGGTTGTGCTGATGATATATTGAGTGGAGTATTAGAAGAAACGTTATTAAGTAAATATTTTTTTTCTGATGACAATGTTATGAATATTCAAAAATTGATTAAATATGAATTTTACAAAGAAAAAAATGATAGAATTGATAATCAATCTAATATAATATTATTAACAATTATGAGAGGCATCTATTTAAAATATAGTAATTCGGCAGATAAAACATTAGAAAGGATTAAATTACAAATCCAAAAATTAAATGGATTAGTAGTTCAATATAGTTTGGGTAAAATATTTAGTAATTATGAAATGCACCAACACTATTTGAATGATACAAGTCGATTGCCATTACCTATGGAAATGCCCAAAGCAAATAACAAAAATAATTATACTTCAGATTTGACAGCTAGAAATAATATGTCTGGTACTAGTTTTAATTAGTGAATTGTAATCATTGAATCATTTTTTAAGCTTATTAATTTCTTGTTGAAGTTTTTTATTTAATTCTTTTTTTGATTTAGATTTAGATTTAGATTTAGATTTGGATTTAGATTTAGATTTAATTCCCGCCAAGAAACTATTAAATTTTTTATTTTTGATTTTTTTTTTTTATTTTTTTTTTTCTTTTTTTTTTTTT